GTGTCTTTGTCTCCTCCCCCTATTTTTGATGGGCCACTGTCTAGTGCTTCATCTTTTGGTTTTAATAATTCTTTAACTTTACCTGTAGTTAAATTTACTATTTCATCTTGAGAACCTTGAGGATCTTCTTGTCCAGGATAAAATTTATCGGGTTTTTTCTTAAATTCTGGTTTACCACTTCCTGTATAAAATATATCTCCTTCAGATGTTGTTTTAATATTTTGTGGCTTTGGATTTTCAGCAATAAAAGTTGATTTAAGATTTATAGGAAAATCAAAATTATACATATCTTTAATTTCTGCACCACTCATATTATAAGGCATTATTTCTTGTATGTCTCCAATGCTTTGAAATTTTTGTAAAGCAGTACCAGCTTGTAGTTCTTCTCTGTCAACCAAACCACTCATGATACCTTCATTACCTACTTCGGCCTTGCCTCCTATTCTAAACATTGGTCTTTTTAAAGTTCTCATAATTTTCCTATCTAAAAACGTTTCCGTAAATACTTGCTAGTCCAGTTCCTATTTGTAATGCACTTGATAATGGACTTGCTTGCGGTGCGTCTGGAGCATAACTAACTGATCCTGGATATCCACCCATCAATCCTGTAACTCCTGTTCCAAATTGTTGTGTTCTTTGCATTGGTTCATATGCTGCCATTTGAGCAGCTTGTCTAGTTGCATCTGCTTCTGCCTGCGCTTGTGCTTGTCTAACACTACCTAATGCACCAAGACCTGCAATTTCTTGTTGAGCTGCTTGTTGTGCAAAACCACCAAGCCCTTGTTGAAATGCACCTTGTGCTAATTGTGATTGAGCTAATCCTTGTTGTGCAGCGCCAAGACCTAATTGACCTTGTGCTAATGCTGCTTGTTGTGATGCAAGTCCAGCTCTATTTTGTAAATCTGCTTGTCTTGCAGCTTGTGCTTGGCCATAACCAGCTTGTAATAATTGTGCTTGTGTTGCTGCACGATTCCTGTCACTTGCTGCTTGAAACTCAGCTAGTTGTACACCTTCACGTCCGCCACCAAATGCACCTGCTCGTAAAGCTGATTGCGCAATTGCTTGTTCTTGTATCTTTTTTTGTCTATCAAATTCTGCAAGAGTTGTATCAATAACTTGTGTTTGATACGGTGACATATAAGATGCAAGAGATCCCGCTCCTGTTCCTGCTCCTGTTCCTGTAAGTCCTGCCGCTCCAGCTAATGTGGTTCCGGCTTGACCTAATCCTGTGCCTGCTGCCGTAATAAAAGAAGGAATTCCTCCTAAAGTTGTGGCTGCTTGACCTGCAGCTGTGCCCGCACCTGTTAAATATTGTTGATAAGCTCCAAGACCTGTTGCACCTGTTGCTTTTGTAATGGCATCTTTTTGTAATTGATCCATTCCAGCAACGGTTGGCGCAAGGCCAGCCATTTGTGCTTTTCTAATATCAAATTCTCTAGCTGTTTGTTTTGCACCTGCTTGCCTTGCAGCAAATTCTGCATCTGTTTCAGGTTTAAGTCCTCTTGCAACTCTATCTGCGTCTAGCTCACCTTTTACTAATTGAGCAGATACATCTGTTGTTGTAACAGGAGTACCAACTGTTTTTGTAAGCGTGTCAGCATATGTTTTACCTAATGCTTCTATAAATTCTGCGGGTAATGTTCTTGTTTCTGTAACCATTATACTACTTTACGTTCATTTTGTTTCATTAAATCGTACATTCTTTGTGCACCTTTTTCTATGCTACCATTTCCTGCGCCTCTTACAGCGTCTGCAGTCATAACAAATTCATTTTTAGATAACATTGCTGGAACGTCATCTGCTTTTTCTTTTATACCAACTGGAACAAAACCACCTTTGTCTCTGTAGTCTCTTTCCATAACACCACCTTCATTTATTCTCATTTCACCCATAGGCATATCCATTATACCACCACCCATAACTTTTCTTCTACTCATAGCTTGTAGAACACCTGCTCTGTAAGAATCTTCTTCGTCGTCTTCTTCTAAAGGCGTTGCACCTTCCATTAAACCTATTCTACCACCGTTAGCCATCATCTGCGTCGGTGCTTCTTGCATAATGCCTTCTGGTGCTCTAACACTGTCACTCATATACATATCTAAAAATGATTTAAAGTCTCCTCGGAAACCTTGTTTTTTTGCTTCTTCAAAAGCTTGGATTAACTCACTCATTAAATCCATTTCAAATTCTTCTGGTCCTGATTCTGATGCTAGTCTCATGTCGCCTCTGTATGTTACATCTGGCGCTCCTGCTTCTAAACTTTTAATTCCTTCTTTTTCCATAGTGTCTCCCCCAAATCTATAACCGACTCTACCACCCATTGCTTTATATTCTTGTGTATTTTTTAGAATAAAATCTTTTACTTCATCTGCAGAAGCATTTGGGTTTACATTCTTATAATACCTATCCATTAAAGGTTCAAGCCTTTTAAGACGCTCTGCGTAAGTATCATCGTCCTCTCCTTCTTTTTTAGGAAACATATCAGATAATGTTAAAGCTGCACCACCTCCTAAAAAAGCTTTTGCTGCAGTGCTCATGCCACCAAAACCTCTTTGTAAAGCACTAAGAATACCGGGACTTTTTCCACCCATTGCTTCAGGAGACATTCCTGTCATTCCTAAAGTTTGAGCTAAACCAAAATTACCTAATAAACCTTTAGCTGCTCCACCAAGTCCAGCTCTGCCAAATAGACCACCAAAACTTGTTCCAGGTATACCAAAACCTGCAACACCTAATATCGCAGCTTTACCTACAGGACTTTTAATAATATTTTTTACACCTTTAACAGCTTTCTTGACTAGACTACCTAGCCCATACATCTGTCGTGGTTGCATCGATCTGTTTATCATATTTATGTTTTAGTTAATATATTATATAGGCAGGAATTGCACCTGAATTTACATTATTACTTGTTTTTTACAAGTAAATCAAGGCTAGGATGTTACTTCTCTAGGCTTAATTTGTAGCGCAGATAAGACTACATGTAGCCTATTTGCGGTTGCTGCAGTTACTTTTAATACTTCGCTTTCTTGTAATACAAGAGGAGCTGATAATAGTTCCGTGGTTGCATTAGCAGATATTGATTTAGTTTTAAATAAACTAAATATAGCATCAGCTGTATCTGTAATAGTTACAGTTATAGTATCTGCATTACCAGAGTCTTCTGATACTAATATAGATTTAATTACAGCAGTTGTAGCTGATGGCACAGTATACAATGTCGTAGCTGACGTACTAGTTAAATCTACTTTTTTATTTACAAATGTATTAGCCAAAGTAAAAAGCCTCCGCCTCTGCTTCTTCTTTTAAATCTTGTTGAAAAGAAGTGTTTAATTTTTGAACAATACTATCAACATCTCTAACAAAAGATTGTTGTATTTGTTGATCGTAATCTTCTAAAGGCTGTGTTAATGATTGTACTATTCTTGCCATTATCTTCTCCCATCTGGTTGATAATCAATTCTAAAAGTTCCAACTTTCCAAAACTGACTAGTGCTTGTGTTATCTATTTTTAATGATATCGATCTTGCTCTAGCACGTGTATCTATTTTTTGTGTACTAGATGTTATTGTAAATGGACCCAACGACGAACTAACTTCTGAGTCATTTGGAAAATCTCTTAAATTTAATGTAACTCTAGTATCTCCTGTTTGTGCTAAAAAATCTGGTAATACTCTTCTTATCTTCATTATAAATTCACCGTCACCCTGTAATCCTTGTTGACCTATATCAAAATCTCCAGATTCAATATTTGCAGTAATGGATGAAGTTGCACCTTCTCTTATTTGATCTAATCCTTTTTCATGTTCATAGTAATAACTAACACCGTCAAGGTTTCCTTGAACAAAAGTTGAAGAACCAGAAGTTCCATTAGAACTTGTGTCATATTCTGTTGCATGAGGTTTACCAAATATAGCAGAATCTTGCCATGCGGATCTTGCTAATGTTCCTGTAGTCCAAACTGGTCTATCCGGTGTTGAATCTAAATAATTATAACACACCATTCTATTAACTGTGTTAGATGCAGAACTAGGATAAAACCACATTACCTCTCCGAACAAATTATTTAATCCAGCATTAACGTGTTGTTTAGGAATAGTATTAATATCATCATAAACAAAATCCTCAACTAAACATGGTAATGATTCTAGTTTACCAGTATATCTAAAGAAACCATTTTCTGACATCCAATATGCAGAACCATCAACTTCTACAGCTGCATTTTTACCTATCAATCCACAGTTTGTACCAACTTGTTGAAAAGAAAAAGTAAAAGGTGAACCTACAAATCGCATAATAAACAATGCAGTATCGGTCCAAACATAAATTGCATCACGACCTCTAATAGCTCCTACAATTTTAGATCCGTCTGCAATCCTTTGAGTTCCTGCAGTATTAGTTGCACTAGGGGCATAAGCATCACTGCCATTAATATTTTCTTGATCAGAAAATCTTATAAACATTTCATCTCTTGTACCTGATGTACCAACGGTTGTTTCTGTTCCAAAAAATATTAAGTGTCTGTCCGGTGCTGATACTAAACTAAATGAAGATGCAGTTGGTGCATTTGCAAGTATGGTTGCTCTAGTTGATGTTGCACCTGTAGGATCAGAATCCCATTCAAATGTTTCACCGCCAAATATAGTTGCAATAAGTTTATTACCAAAATTATCTAGTGACCATAAACCTGGCGCTGTTACGATATCTCCTGATGCTGCAGCATTCCATGCAAAAAAGTTTGATGCATCGGTTACTGTTGCACCTGAAGAGTGTGTTGCAGCTGTTGTACCATTTGCACCTCTAGTTAAACCTGTTAAAGTTCCACCACTGTTTCCAGTGTACGTAATTAATTCTGTTCCAATCTGCACTGTACCTGATGATGGAAAAGATGTTGAACTTGCCATTGTTAATGATGTTACACTTGCATTAATTCCAGATGATAGTGTTGATGTAAATTGTCCTTGAGCTTGACCACCCCATGATCCAAGGCCCCAACCTGTTGTTGCAGTTTCAACTGCTGGTCCAACAGGATAATAATGTCTAACCCTAATACCACCAGATGTAGATGCACCTGATCCAGATTCATTAGATGACATAGTTATAGTTAATGTAGTATCTGTTGGTATTGATGCTACCATAAATTTTGTATCGTCAAAATCTCCAGATCCAAAATTAGAATTAGTAATACTTGAAAAATTATCACATAATATAATATCACCTTTATTCATATTATGTGCTGATGCAAAAGTTATAGTTACAGTCGCAGATCCATTAGTTGTGCTAAAAGCTGATGTTAAAGTTGTTGTAGTTTTAATTGGGTGAATGTCATAAAAAATACCACCCGAGTATGCATATAAAATACTGCTAGTTCCTAATGCTGCATATTTAATACCTGATGCATTTACAAAATGATGAATAGCTGTATTACGACCAGTTAATTCAACAGATCCTAATTGTGCCCAGCCACCTATTTTTTCAGGCGTGCCGTATCTAAATCGAACGTTGTCTCCTCCGACCCATTGATTTTCACCACCTGTATCGGTAACTTGTTTATTAAATCCAGGTGCAAATTTTACTTTTTGTAACATAAAAAACCTATAATATTCAGGCAGGAGATGGTGTGGTGGAATCTCCCGCCAGAATATTATTCTACTATATTATTTAGGTAATTTAAAGCCTTTATACCATGCAGGCAAGCCTAAAAATGGACGTTTGTCAAACTCATTTTCCTTGGCTGTTTTAGAGTTAGCTTTGTTATAATGTAAAAATACTTGACTACAGTTGTCACCTTTAAATTCTTCTCGCCAATGTTCTAAATCACATCCTGAATATATTAACATATCTCCTGGCTTTAAATCTACTTTAATTCCTGCTTGACCTTTTTTACCTGTTGGATCTAAATAAATAGGCCATGAATCACCTCCAAGATTTAATGTAGTAGATATTTCACAAGAATATCTATCCTTGTGTCTAACTAATACATCTCCTTTTTTATATATTCTTGCATAAGAATAAGTGGGAGATAATTTTAAATTAGTGTGTTTTTCCATAATAGGTTTTACTTTTTGTAATAAAGTTTCCATAACCAAGTCACTATAATGTGAATAAGTATTAGGTACTTGTTCATCATTCCATACACCCCAGTATTCTGTAAAAGGAGATATGTATTTTTGATCAAATAAAAATCTAGCAACTTTTCTTTTGTTTAAAAAATAAGCAAAACAAAAATCTGCCATTTCTTTTGATATAACATTTTTTAATACACTGTATTTATTTTTTTTAAAACTCATTCGTAATACTCTAACCATCCGTTAATCATATATTTAGCATTTTTTAAAGGAGGATTACCTCTATGAAAATGAGTCCAAGAAGCAGGAGCTAAAACCATTCTACCTGTTTTTGGTTTTACTCTTTCATGTTGGTATAAAAATTCTGTTTCTCCACCTTCTTCACAATCGTTTAAATACATAAAAACTAAAATCATTCTTCGTGAATCTTTTAAATTACTATTTTCACAATGCCACACATGATAACCTTCGCCAGGTAAAGTTCTTTGTATTTTTATATCATTATTAATATCATATCTACCAACACCGTCTATTAATACTGGATATTCTTTTTTGTATTTTTCTAAAGTTTTTGAAAGAGCCTCTACAAAACTTTTTAAAATTATCCCATTAGCAGATATAATTATAGAGTTGTCTTTATTCCAATTGTTAATAAAATATATTTCATTGTCTCGTTTTAAAGAGGAACTATATTCATCTTCTAATCGATGAACTGTTTCTACATTTTCAAAATGTTCAATAACTTTTTTACAATAATCTACAGAAACTACGTCGTCATATATTCCTATAAAATTTTTATTTTTTTGGAACGCCGATTCTTTTAATGACATTTTTTCCTTTCAGTTGCATTTTAGATTTTATAAAATTATCTATAAAATTTGGCTTGGTTTTTAATGGAGAAGACTCTAATAAAGTTTTAATAACTGCTTTTTTCATATCTTTATTTTGCATTTAAAACACCATTCGGTATAGCTTGACAATTCCAATGTATGAATCTAAATGGTTCATATCCTATATCTACCATATATTGATGTGGCATGTAAGATGGAAAAAACATTAATCTACCTGGTTGTACTTTATAATTTATTTGAGATGTGGCATAAGTAATTTTTGTTTTATCTTTTTCTGGTAAAAGGTTCATAACATTACCTGGTCTTGGATCTTCAAATAATGGCATAGATGTTTTTTCACTAGCTTTTAAAAAATAAAAACCAGACATGTGACCATTCCAATGAGTGTGTAATGTGTGGTGTCCCCCACCTTGTTTTGCAAATTCTTGTACCCACATTTCTGTAATAAATACAGTGTAATTAGTTAAATCAAAACCCATTTCAATTAATAAATTGTTAGATGTTGCACCTACATAGGTTTGTAATTCTTTAAATTTAGGATCATTAATTAAAGATGTTGAATGAAAAACGTGACCCATATCTCCTTTATTACCAAATTTTTTATTACGTTTATATATATCTGGTTTTAATCTTTTTTGTGCTTCTTTTATATATTTATCAGATGCTTTATTTAACTTTTTAACAAACTTAGGTTCATCCGCCCACCATATAGGAGATGAAAAATATTGTTCTAAATTTAATTTTTTTGGAAAATTCATTTATAAGGCCATCCTAAATTCCATATTACTAAACTATGTCTTGTTCCTTTTTTAACTGGACATACTCTATGCCAAACAAAACCAGGAAATACTACTAAAGATCCTTTAGGTAATATTTCTGTACACTTTCTAATGTTGGGTTTTTTATCAGGATCTTGATTTCTAAAATCAAATTCTAATTCACCACCTTTATAATCTTTTGGATCTGATAAAGTAACTGTAACAGATAGTTTCCTTATTTTACCGTTTGATGGATCATTACCTTCTCGCATATAAGGTTGATCCCAACCATCACAATGCCAATCATAAAATTGACCTTTGGTATATTTTGTAAATTGACAAGATTCAGAAAAATCCCATTGAAAATTCCAACCAGCGTTTGCATTTGCTTGATGAATATAGGGTTGTATTTCGTTATATATCCATCTATCATTCATCCAAACAATATCTGAATTTCTTTTCTTTTTTAAATTTTTAACTTGTTTTTGATTTAATTTTTGATTACCAAAACCACCCGTCACTGCCATTTGATCCTGTAATTGTTTTCCGTAACGAACAATATCATCACATATACGTAAAGGTATTGCTGATTTAAAAAACCAATAATAATTTGTTAATTGCATATTCTTTCTTTTACCACAATAAAAATAATATACTTATTTATACTAAAAAGTCCAGAGGTTTGCTCTTTTTTGTTTATAATGTGTTTTTAAATTCCACATTCCAGGAGCTTTGTTTAATTGTTTTACAATAACAATTCCTGATCCACCTGTGGCTCCACCAGAATGACCAACGCCTGATCCACCTCCGCCACCGCCTGTGTTGGCAGTTCCATTTGTACCAGCTCCACATTTAGCACCAGCACCACCTCCACCAGCACCGCCAGATCTATTTCCAGAGTTACCCATTCCTCCTCCACCACCAGCGTAAGTTACATCTGAACCTGTTATTGTTGAAGGAGCTCCAGCTCCACCAACACCTCCTATACCATTAGGCCCACAACCATCAGCACCAGCAGCACTAGCACCGCCACCACCGCCTGTATTATCCGCACCTCCACCAGCGTCAGGTTGACTATCTCCACCTGGATTTCCTTGAGAAGGACTTACAGGAGGAGTATTACCTGAACCTCCACAATTACCAGCTAAAGAAGCACCTCCACCTGATCCACCATTAACTCCATCGGCTGCATCATTCCATGTTCCACCACCTCCTCCACCATTACTAGTGACAGAGCATATAGTTGGTGCACCTGTTAAACTACTATTTGTACCTGTACCACCTGCACCACCAGCGTGATAACTACCTGAAGATGCTGCACCACCACCGCCTACGACAGCAGTAAGAGTAATGCTTCCAGAAACAGGGACACTTGATCCACTTCTAAAACCTCCTGCGCCACCGCCGCCACCATAACCTCCGCCACCGCCACCGCCACCAGCAACTACTATGTAGTCAACAAGTCTAGTTCCTGATTCTAATGTTACGTTACCGTCTGCTGTAAAAGAAGTAACAGTGTCCCCACCTGCAGATATTGAAGGTACAAGACTTGTTCCTATTAATCCGCCGTTAGTTCTGGCCATTTAAGTCTCCTATGCGGACACCCAAGCTGAACCATTCCAATTGTAAACTGTTTTTGGATCTGAAGTGTCGTTTGATTTAGTGGCTTCCCAACCTTTAGTGTTGTCTGCCTGATATTTTGTTTCGTTCCATGAAATTAAATAAACCCATGAAGGTGTTTCTTCACCATCATCAGTTACTGATGGATATGTTATTGGTGCTTGCCAATCGTCACTACCATCTAAAGACCAAGATTTATAAGGTTGTCGTGCTATAAATTTATTTTTAGATGAATCATATCTCATTCCAATACCTGCATATTGCTTTCTAAAATTATTATTATAAGAAGTTTGTTTCCATGTTCCACCTTTAAAAAAGTTTATACACCATGTTTCACCATCAACATGTTCGTCTGAAGGTACACAATCGTTTCCAACCACTACTACTCTTTTTACAACTAAATGTGTATCAGATGTAAAACCTGTTGGATCGGTTTTTGATTCTAATTCTGCAAAATGTGCCATATTGTTTTCTCCTTAAAAGTTAATTTATATTATTTAAAGACTATAAAGTCAATGTCCCTGATCCTGTAAATTTAACCACTGTACAGCTTCCTGTAGTAGAAACACAGGAAACACATCCAGGTGCTGCTGCAAAACTTGCAGGTTTGCAAGCTGTTGCTATTCTTAATACTATAATTCCTGATCCACCTGCACCTCCAACATAAACAGGTCCACCTCTACTACCACCACCGCCGCCACCACCAGTATTGGCTGTTCCTACAGAATCTGGAACATTAGCTGAAGGATAATCCACTCCATCTCCTCCACCACCAGATCCTCCACAACCTCCAGTTCCAGAAGCAGCTGTACCACCTCCTCCACCACCAGAGTAAGTTACAGATGAGCCTGTAATTGTATTTGCTAATCCTGCACCGCCATCTCCACCATTTTTTCCTCCTGGATTACTATTTCCATCTCCACCTGCAGCATTAGCTCCACCACCTCCTCCGCCTGCAGTAGTAGGACTTCCACCACCATCTCCACCTTCATTACCTTGTTTTGCAGGTAAAACTGGAGAAGTAAATACTGCACACCCGCTTGCTCCAGAAGAACTAGATGTTCCTGATCCTCCACCACCAGAACCACCAGTTTTAGCGTTGTTAGTGTCTCTTCCACCACCTCCACCACCACCTACTGCATGTACATATCCAATTGATGAATTATTTCCATTATTACCTGGTTCACCACAAGTTGCTGGTGCTGATGCTCCACCAGCACCAATTGTAACTGTATTTGATCCTGGCATTAAAAATAATTTTGTTCCACCTGGAAAAGATGATCTGTATCCACCAGCTCCACCACCTCCAGCATTGTTTGTTCCACCAGAACCACCTCCAGCTACCACTAAATAATCAAATGCTACACCACATCCTGTGTCTTTAATATTTAAATTAGTTGATGCTTTAAATTCTGCTATTGTATTTATTCCATCAGTTGATTTAACTGGAGCACACGCACTACATGTTGTAAAAAAAATTCCTGCCGTTGATGGTGCTCGTGCTACAACAATACCTGGACCACCTGCTCCTGATAATCTTGGGTGAGCATTTCCTCCAGCTCCACCTCCACCACCTCCAGTGTTATCTGTACCAGCAACTCCTGCATTAGAAGGATCATCTCCTCCTGCTCCTCCACCACCAGCTCCACCTGATCCTCCAGGATTATCAGCACTTCCACCACCACCACCGCCAGCATATGTTGTTGCTGAACCTAAAATATTATTTGGTGCTCCTGCACCTCCATTACCACCAGTTCCACCACTAGCATTTGCCCCGACAGCTGTAGCACCACCACCTCCACCGCCAGCTTCATCATTTGTTGGAAAAGGTGAACTTCTTACTGAACCAGTTCCACCATCATTTCCTTGAGCTGGACTTGTTGGAGGAGTATTACCAGAACCTCCAGGTCTAGCTGATCCACCAGCTGTAGCTTGGCCACCACCACCACCACCAGATCCTCCATCTTTACCAGCAGGAGTTTGGTCTTCTCCACCACCTCCACCACCAGTTGATGTTATAGTATTTAAAACTGAATTTGAACCTGGGGTACCACCACAATCAGGTGAATTTTGACCAGTAGCTGCACCACCACCTCCAACTGTAACTGAATAACTTCCTAATCCTAAATTTAATGCTGATCCTCTTAATGGACTTGGTCCGAAACCTGATGCACGATAACCTCCTGCTCCTCCACCACCACCACAAAATGCACCACCACCGCCACCACCAGCAACTACCATGTAATCTATTGATTCTGTTCTAGTTATCCAAGTAGAACATTTAACATTTGAAAAATGATCGTGAATATTCCACGAACCAGGTGCAATAGCTTTTAAACTTACTGCGTTTTGTTTTATTATTACAATTCCTGATCCGCCTAAAGTACCGCCACCACCGCCACCTCCGCCAGTGTTAGCTGTTCCATTTGCTCCTGTTGCTGGGCCATTACTTCCAGCACCTCCACCACCAGGTCCTGCTGCTCCTACTGTACCATAAGGTGATGATGGTGAAAAAACTCCACCTCCTCCACCGCCAGCATATACTCCTGAATTAGGTGCTCCTGGAAAAGTTGGAGAAACATCAGTTCCTGGTCCACCATTTCCTCCGCAAGCTGTACCAGCTGTGTTAGATGTTTTTGTACCATTGGCTCCAGCTCCACCAGAACCTCCTCCGCCACCACCAGCGTAAGAATAACATTGATCAAATACTCCATTTCCACCAGCGTTTCCTTCTGATGGTGAATAACATCCTTCATTACCTGCTGCTCCAGAAGAATTGTTATGACAACCTCCTGCACCAGATCCACCTGTTCTAGCAGTTCCACCAACTTGTGATCCTCCACCAGTAGCGGATTGACAAAATGCACTTGAATCTACTCCACAAGAACTTCCTGGTCCAGATCCACCGCCACCAACAACTACTTGGGATGGATTTCTTGATATTGCCGCAGGAACTGTAAGAGATAAATTTCTTAATCCACCAGCTCCTCCAGCTCCATTTCTTCCAGCGCAGCCACCACCGCCTCCACCAGCAACAATTAATACTTGAGCTGGTCTAGATTGACCATAATCATTATCTGTAAAAGTAAAATTACTGGTTGATGTTACTACCGTTTGACTTGCTGAAACGCACTTAGCTGCTTTTACAGCATTACAAGGTCCAATTATACCGCCATTTCCAGCCATAAATTAAACCTCCTAATCGTTCAACAACTCATAAGATACGAAATAAGTTAAATCATTTGCAGCACTAGCTGTAAAATATAACAAATCTGTTTCGTCTAAATAAATTGGATTTTCTAAAAAACTTAAAGTTGCATCTGCTGGAACAGAAATTGTATTTGCAATTTTAACAAAATTAGAACCATTATCCACACTAACTTCAATTGTTATGTCTGCAGCATTTGTTCCATCAACGTTTGCAACAAGTATTGTATTTACTTTTGCTACTTTCTCAGCTGCAACGTCTATTGCAGTTGTTCTTGATGTACCATCTAATAAAGCAGTTGAATTAACTGCGTTGATTGTTGCTACGTTTACTATATTTGGTGTTGCCATATTATTCTCCTTTTATCCGAATACGATTGCCATTGCAATAGCTTTTCCTGTTGTTGCAGCGCTAGAATTTGCATCTACATATGTTATTAACCTTGAAGCAGCTACTTTTCTGTTAGTTCCACCTGCTCCATTATCTACTATAAATAAATCAGCATCTACAATAGCTTCTCCAATATCTGTTGCTCCATCTATGTCTAATGCTGTTAAAGGAGCTGTTCCTGCGCTTATACTTGCACCAGAAAGTACAGGTGTTTGTGAAAATGTCACAACACCATTTGATGCTATTGCTATTGCATCTGTATCTGAAGCTGATCCAATGTTTCCAGCATCTGGAATTACAACATTACCACCTGTAGTAAGAACTCCTCCACCGGTTATTGTTCCTGCAAAAGTAACGTTTGCACCACTAAATGTAGCTGCTGTAGTTGTACCTGATTTAATTATTAAATTTCCACTTGTATTTGTAGCACTACCAAAAGTAGTTCCTCCATCTTTAAAAAATATATCTCCACCATCTGCATCTAAAGTAATATCTGTTGTTGCATCAAGTGTAATAGTAGAACCTGAGTCTATTTCTGCGATTACAGGTGTAGTTAAAGTTTTGTTTGTTAATGTTTGTGTAGCTGCAATACCTGCAATTGTGTCAGTTGAGGCAGGTAAAGTTAAAGTTACGTTACCAGAAAAATCTGAGTGCGCAGGGGCTTGAATTTGTGCATAGTGAGCATTTGAAGACTCACAATAAAATCTTACAACAGATTGTGACCCACCATTTTTAAGATCAATAACTCCTGTATCAATACCAACATTACCATCAATAACAACTTGACCAGATCCTTTTGGAGTTAATTTAAGATCAATATTTGTATCTCCTCCAGTTGCTGATATTTCAGGAGCGTTTCCTGTAGCTGCATTTGTTATATCAAATTGATTAACTGCTGAACTGGTTGTTTGAAATATAATTTGTTCATTACCATTTTCATCATTAATACCATGAGCATCATCAAAAGCTATGTTAAAACTATTAGTATCTAAATTTGCACCTAACTGTGGAGATGTATCATCTACAATATCGCTCATAGTACCAGATGCTAATCCTGAAACTAAAGCTGATCTTGTAATTTTTTTAAGACCACCACCAGAGGTATCTACTGCCATTAATACATCATCAGCTGCAACAGTTGATATTGCAGATAAATCGCCAACAGCTATTGAATTAAAATTTGTACCATCTGCAATTAATAAATTACCTGAAGTATTTGTACCCATAGTAATATCATCACCAGATACTGTAAGATCTCCTGATATAGTTAAATTACCACCAGATGATAAAGACATTTTTTCACTAGCTGCTTCTGAAGCACCTGTTTTAAAACTTAATTTTGTAGCATTTGAAGAAGAACTAAAGTCTCCTTCTGAAACAGCTTCAATACCAGCTGCAACTAAAATTGCATCTGTTCCTGTACCTTCATCTGGTGCTTGAAAATCTATTTTACCAATTATATCATTTGCTGCAATATCTGTTTCACCAGTTTGTAAAGTGATTGATACTGGTTTGTCATCACTAGTCGCTGTATGTTTTAAAGTTAATCCTGTATCAGCAACGTGTGTAAGTTTTATTTCTTGGTCATCACCAAAATTTATAACTGCACCATCTGCTAAAAATAAATCTGAAAATTCTAATGCTGAAGTACCAAGAGATATACCATCTGAAGACGAAGGAGCAATAGCACCAGTTGTTATTCTAGCTCTATCTGTTCCACCAACTTTAATATCTATTTGATCATCAGTATCTGCTGTAATAGTTGTATCACCATCAGCATCTAAAACTAATTCTCTTCCTTCTATGTCAAGTGCTCCACCAAAACCTGCATCAACAAGATTTGTTCCATCTGAATAAACTAGTCTTGTAGTTTTTTCTGATACACCAAAAGTTATACCTGTTCCTGATGCTGTTTTAAATTGTACAGTGTATGCACCTGATGTGCCATTTGTTACAATGTAAACTTTTTCTACAGAATCTGGTACAGTTACTATAGAGTTTCCTGTTATTGTACCTGTTAATTTTATAACAGCATGCCTTGCAACTGATGTAGATTCTGTTGCATCTCCATCTGTAATACTTAATGCTGTTGTTCCACCACTAGTTACTGCTTGCTCTACATAACCAGAGATTGCTTTTTCTACAATTTGTAAATTAGTATTAGTTTTTGTTCCCCATGTACCGGCGTTTTCGCCAGTTGCCATTAGTTCTATACCGAGATCTGAATAACTTGATGCCATAATTTAATCCTTAAGGTGTTGGTGAGTTAACTGGTATTCTGACTGTTCCATCTGTATAGTCATCTCTTCGTCTTCTACCTAACTGTTCTCCTCCAAATCTTTCTGCTTCTTGTTTATATTTTTGTTCGTAAAGTTGTAACATATCCATTGGTCCTTTTAAAAAAGCGTAAGCTTCTGCTAGACAACAATATAACAGACCATTTGAAAAATTCATACTAATATAATTAGTATCATTATTTTCTAATAATGCTGGAACTGCGTTGTAATGAATTTTGTAAGCAAACGTTCCACTTGGTGTTGGTGATACAATTATAGATCCAGAGTTTGATGAGCTTTCTCCAGTTGCTCCTGTATCTAGCATTGCATAGTATTTTGGTGTTCCAGTAGATGTAGTTGCTGAAATATATTCTTCTAAAAATGTTAAATCTCTTTTTTCTAAATATGTATTTGCACCAGTATAAGTAGATCCAGTTGCAGTATAAACTTGGACTCCTCTAATAAACACAGCTCCTGCTGGCACAGTCACGGTGCCTGTTCCAGATGTAAAATTACCTGTAGATGTTTTTCTATCAGCATCAATTGGAACATCTCTAAAAATTCTATATTGTGCATTTAATATTATATTTTCTAATACACTATCCGATAACACAGTAGAGCTAACTTCTGTGTAGCTTCTTATTTGTGTTTTTAATCCTGATGCACTTAATCCTGCCATATTATGCTGTCAACGTTGCCGGACCAGCCGAACAATTGTTGCCTCCTCCTGATACTCCACCACTTGTAGCAGTGTTTGTGTCTACAGTAAAGTGATAGAAATCTGTTGTGTTTGTAATATTTCCGCTTGAATCTCTTTTACCAACCGTAATAGAGTATCCAGCAGATTTTGCTAAATTAGCTCCTGTAATACCATCAAACCCTTTTGGATTTTCAAATCCATCTGGATCAGATGATGTGTGAATAGGTCCTCTAAATCTTACGGTGTCACTTGTAGATCTACCATGGGATTTTTCAAATACATTTATAATTCCTGATGACGCTGCAATTGTTTCAAAAGGATCAGGACTCAAGGGTCTTGCTACTTCACTTTCTTCTCTATCAGGTCTTGCATCTTTTAAACCTTGAGAATCACCTGACCTTGAATTTAATTCTAATTGTGGATGTTTCTCTTCGTATTCTGAAATATGCACAAAATGACCATTCCATTCTTTAACCATTTCTCTATATGGAAATTCCATTCCTGATCTGTCTGATATTGCTTTTGCGTATTTTCCTCTTGCTTGTGCCATTATGCTCCCGGATAATAAGTTTTAGGTGTTATGATTGTACTAGAAGGAGAACCATCTTCTGCTAATGCTCTTGCTAATTCATCTTCGTAATATAATTTTAATTGTTGTGATGCTTGTGGATTAAATTTTTGTGATAAATAAAAAGCTAATCCTGAAACCATACAAGGCACAAATCTAAAAGGTACATCTGTTGCATCTGTATAAGTTGAATCTGCATCTTGTATTCTTTTTACATAATAAATATGCATATCTTTTGATGCAGCTGTTGAATCTGGTGTTGGATATACAGTGACAGTAGTTTTATCTACAAATCTTTGAACAAAATATTGAGAGGGAGTTCCTTTAGATAATTTTGCAGATAAACTAGAATAAGTTGATCTATCAATTTTTGTCATCGCTGCATCTGATTGAGTGGTTTGAGTTCTATTTTGTCTAAACGTTGCTTCTAAAACATCTGCAACTCCATAAACATTAGATGTTGCATTTGTACTAGAACTTGTTCCATCTCCACTTGCTCTATAGAAAGTATATTCAGCTTGGCCTTCAATTAAATCAATATTAGTCTCACCTACTTCCCAGTAGTGCAAACCTCTATTACCCCATTCTTGAAAAAGAATATTTAAAGATCTTCTTGCAGATTTTAATTGGTATCCAGAACTTACTTGTGAACCTATACGTTCATATGCTTCTGCTATTAAATCATCAACAGCAAAAGTTTTATCGAAAGTAACTGTGCCGGAAGTTGTATTGGCCATTAGTTACCCTCCTTAATAAATTTTTTGAAACTCTGCTATGATTGTGTACATGTTACCAGAATCAGCGGCACCAGGCACTACAAAATTAACATCACTCTGATTACTGTTGCTTGATTTATCTGCTGGTATTCCACCAAATTCTCTAAAGTCCCAATATCCTGCGCCAGTTAATCCAATAATTGGAATATCTCCATCAGAGTCTTCCTCATCTAATCTAGCGTAAGAGTCTCCTCCATCGCCACCTTGACAAGAATACCAAACTCTAAGTAATCCTAAGTGAGCTACTGCAGTTCCATCTGCTCTAGCAGCTAATGCTGATACATCACCAAAAACTGTAGTTCCACCTGTTCCGTCTGATTGATTAACTATTTTAATAACAACTCTTTTATCATTTTGTTGTAGGATAGTTGGTCCTGTTACTGTGTCTGCCATTTGTTTCCCTCCTTAATTAAGAAACTGTGGGGCCGAAGCCCCACATAATTATTTATTATTGATCTGCAAATGCAGGTACGTCTGCACCTTCTGCTGAGCCCCAAATGTAATAGTTTGTGCTATCTTTAGCCAAAATATTTATCTCAAATATACCAAAATCTGTAAGAGTTAGTTTTGAGTTAGAGTTTCCATCAGAATAAACAGATACGTTATCAGCGTTTGAATCTAAGTGAACAATACCACCAATGAAAAAATTAGTATTTCCTGGTGTTATTATAATTAAATTTTCTGCTTCCTCTGCAGCACCACCATAAATAAATTTAAAGTGTGAGCCAGCAACTGGTGCAGGTAATGTAATTGTTCTGTTTGATCCAAGTGCAGGAACTACAAGAGTTCTTCCACTGTGTGTTGCGTTATCAAGAGTTTTATCTTCATCTCCTAATGCAACTGGTCCATCACCTAAAGTGATGACTTCAGTAATTGCTCCAGTGCTAGAGTTTTTACTTACTGTTTTAAATGTATCTTCAGATCTTACCGGACCTGAAAAAGTTGTTTTAGCCATAATATTCCTCCTAGAATATTTGAATATAGTCCCTAGGGGCATGTCGACTATACGCGTCTATATTCAGTTTATTTTAAATTGTATAGTGTGTTTTTTATACAACAGTTTTAAGTAGAGCGCAAGAGAGCCTGTAATGTGGATTGGATTTTTCCAACGATGTAGCTTTTTATTAAGTAGCTACAGAAACTTGTGGTTGAGAGCTTTCTATCTTATTTTGCAAATGCTCTTTTTTAGCTTCTGCAAGTTTTATATGGTTAATTACTTCTCTGACTTTTCTGTCAATCTTAACCATATTGAGAGTATATCTACCCTCTTTAAGATGCTCCTGCTCCCACTCCAGATCTAGACCCTTCTTCTGTGTGTAAAGGTCGTTCAGATGTGATTGCACCATCTATAACCTCCTCATAGGTTATTCTGTTTATCTTTGGATCATTCATTTCTCCAAGATATTCCCATTTTATATCACCTTTTCCCAATCTGTCAACAATTGAATTTTCTATATCTAATGGGCCATCGAGGCTATTTATAACAAATTCAGTACCATATTGGTACGCATATATTTTTACAATGAAGTTTTTAGGGTGCATTTTTCCTTTCTATTTTATGATTGTGGCGGAACTATGTCCCGCCACAAAAAATTAAAGTATTACGCTCCTGGTGAACCGAAAATACCTCTAGGGTCAGATACTCCAAATACGTATCTTTCTCTAGCTTTGTATCTTACGTTTCCAGTGTCGAAGTCACCTTCCATTTTAGTAGTCAATGGAGATCTTTCGAAATGTTTCATACCATTTGGCACGTCTGTAATAATCATGAACGCATCAGTATCTGTTAAGAAATTGTTAACAGAGTATCCTTGAGGAATCATCCCCATAGATTTGATAGCGTTGACATCATTATCAGCAGTTCCAACTCTACCAGCAGAAGCCATAAGTCTTTCAGCTGTGAATTGTAGTGCAGATGGAATGACCATCTTCATACCCTTAGCAGCAATTTTTAAACCTCTTTCATCTGTAAGAGCTGCGATGTCTATTAAAGACTGCTCCAAAGATGTTTCGTTTAAATCCGCTGCAGTTGCTAGTGTGTTCGAAAACGTTCCAGCAATTGTTGGGTGCGCTGTGTTAAATAAAGTTACACCATCACCTGAATTGAAACTGCCACCAGGCATTCCATTATTAAGTGGGTTAACCGCTTTAACTTGTTTAGTTTGAGCCATAGATCTTGCTAAAGCTTTTGTATATCTAGAAGCAAGTCTGTCATACAGGTTGTCTTCAATAGCTTCCTCAGTGATAGCAAAAGCGAGAGCAATTGTCTCGTTAGTGTATCTTGCTGTGAAAGTTTCTTGAGCTTGATCGTACTTAACACCAGAACCTTCCGGTTTTACTGATGCTTGTGCGAATCCTGATAACATAACTTCTTCTTCAAAAGCTCTGTCAGATGACTCAGTTGTATAAATCTCAGCTGACTGATTTTCATACTGTTTATATTCCAGACCGAATAAAGCATTCAAACCTGGCTCTAGTTCTTTGACTAGTTGATTACGTGATATTGCCATAGTTATTCCTCCTTATATTCCGGCTCTTTGGGTATTTTGACCGATCAAGATGTGTTCTCTAATCTGAACTCTAAGAGCAAAGCCCTCAACAGTTGTATCAGAGTGATCAGGATCTCTCGAAACCCCTAGGATAAACAATTGTGCTTGAGTGTTCGCAGTTGTAGCAGAAATCTTTGATTTCGACATATACAACGGTGAAGCTCCTGCCTCTAGCACTTGATCCGCACAGTGTCCAACCTCATTTTGGTTGAAAGCTGTATCAGCAGACATTACTTCGAACATCTGCATAGGATCGTCATTTATGAAAGCAACAATATCCGTAGCAGTGTTAGCTGCTGGCGAATAGTTGCTCCACGTTGGTTTACTTGTTGTAGCGTCAGTATAAAATACTCCATTCAAGGTACCCAGATTATTTACATCTGTGTTTCCTGAAGCAAGCACAACTCCGTCTGCTGTTAATTGACACAAAGCTGCGTGTGAAATTAAAGCTGATGAAGCCGCAACACTGTACTCAGAAAGTCCAGTGCTGTTATAGTTCTGCGCTATCTTTTTAATGGGTCTAAAACCGAACCCAGTAGTTGACGCATTAGCCATGTTGTTTTCTCCTTATGTACCTGCCCTTGCGGGCCTCCAGTACGGTTAATGTCATTCGTTGGGTCGATTAGTTAAAATTCTAACTTTTCTTACCACCGAAGGTCGTACGAGATTGTCTATCAATATTGATAGGCATTCCCTTATGCTGTTCCTTCATAAGATCGTTGTCTATTGCCGTCTGTTGATCTTGCGCTTGTTGTGCAAAATACTCTTGTCTGGCTTTTGCGATCTCTTCCGGTACCCTAGTCAGCACTAGGCCTCCGTGCCCGATAACCCCTGCGTATTTGCCGTCTGCGATTGCTGGAAAGTCCTCATTAGGATATTCGTCGGCTCTTACTAACTCATACCCGGACCTTAAGCGTCCTTGTATGTTTTTCGTGTCAACAAATCCCAAGACTTCTATCCTGACCCATCTGTGTCTGAATCCGTCTGGCGCGTTGGGCGTATCTAAGTACGATGGTGGAGCCCAAACTTTTGGTTGCACTTTTGGTGCTACCGTTTTTGATTGTGATTTTACTTTTGTAGAATCACTTTTAGTTTGACTCGCACGAGTTGGTTTTTTATTTTCCATATGCCTATACCTCCTTCGTGTTCATAAGTTGTTTCGCATACTCTTCTAGTGGCACACCTAATTTTTTCGCTATCGCGACTTGAGAAGATGTGAGTCTCACTTCTTTGCGACCAGTCTTTGTACTACGCGTTGCAGAGGCAACGTTCTGTGTAGGTTTACTAGTCTGTTTTTCTTCTACAGGTTTATCAAATTTATGCGGGAATTCAAGTCTTATTCTCTTGTCAACCTCTGCATAATATTCGTCAGATTGTGGGTCCATACCCTCTTCTTCTGTTAACTTCCTATGTAGATCGAATGCTGTGTAAGTCATGGCATTATCTGTGCCAAACCACTCATTTTTATCTGCCCAAGCCTCTGCTTTAGGGTCTCGAACAGGTTGCTGTTGTTGTCTTACTTGTTGTTGTGGAACAGGTCTTTCTTTAGCTGCTGTCTCTTCCATTTGATGTTGAGTCTTTATTTCAGCTAATTTACCTTGTTCATAACCTAACTGAGAAATAGCCGTTAAGGCTTCTACCTCAGCTTTAGAGTCTTCGTTAGTTCTTGCTGCTGCAAGTTTTGCTTGCGCTGCTGCTAACTGTCCAGATATTCTATTCTCCATTTCTGTAGCATAGTTTTTATCTAAAGATGTAGACTTAGCTTCAAACTGGTCTCTTTCTCTTTTAACTCTTTGTGCAAAAGCAATGGCTTCTTCTTTTTGCCTTTCTGCTTCACGCATTTTCTTAGTAAGTTTAGCTATTCTTTTCTTAACTCCTTCAGAATATTCTTCAACTTGCTTTTGGTTATCTGGTTGTTTATCACTCCCTTTTTCATCAACTTTCTGTTCAACCTTTCCGCCTTCGTCCTTTTCATCTCGAACATCAGACTGCTCGCTAGGTTTCTCAGATGTATCAGTGGGCTGATCATCGTATTTAATAATTGCTTCATCTTTTTTTACCTCGTTCTCGTATGTTTTATCTGCTTCGTTCTCTTTTTCTGGTAGCTGTACGCTTGCACCCGGTCCGGATGTATCTAAATCGACCATAGGCTCCTTAGATAGTTTTTCTTCTTCTGGCATAGTTTTTCTCCTTTTCTATGTTAAAATTCGTGGAATATATCTTCGGGGTTTTCCACGGTCGCTAAAACTTCATCATCATTAAGAAGTCTTATCTCACCCCCATCTATTTTAATTCGTGATCCTGCATATCTTGCAAAGATAATCCAATCACCTTTCTTGCACCAGGAACCCTCTGGATATCTTTCTTTATCATAACAGTGTGGGCCCATATCTAAAACTAATCCACAAGTTGATGCTACTTGTGAACGTTCTACTGTTTCGTCTGCTAATAATATACCACCTTTAGTTTTTTCTTTTTGTTTAAAAGGTAAAACTAAAATTCTCCAACCTGTTGGACTGGGAAGTTTTGATGATTCGTTAATTTCTTTTTTTTTAGTTGGTTTTACGCCTACTAATTCTTTATTGGGTAACTCAATTGTCGGTTTTTGAGTTGATGTTGATAACGGTTCCGTCTTTGTCATTTTGCTCCTTTTTGTTTAGCAGGCTGGATATTTCCTGACTTAAATATTGATACGTTCGTATCTGACCTAACATATAATTGTATTTTTCCATATTGTCAACACCACCAGACGCCATAGCTGACACAACATCATCATGTCTCATTCTAATTATTTTTCTTATCTTGTCTATAAATGTCATTTCATCCATTATTTCTTTTTCCTTTTTTTAACTATTTTGCTACCATATTTTTTACTCCATTTTTTTGCAATGGTAGGTTTTTTTGCAAATAAATACTTTCGTTGTTTTTCAGATCTAAAGGGCATTTCTAGGCTCCCTAAAATCTTTAATTGCTTGTAACTTTTCTTGAGCATCTGCAATTTTTTGAAACTGTTTATCTATCTCATCTATGTGTTGTGGGTGCTCACCAATACCTACAGAATTTTCTAAATATATTTTAATTGTAGCGTCGGCTTCTGAAATTTGTGCGGTATATCTATCTTCTAGTGCGTCTAATATTGCATTTTTCATTTAACATTTCCATCTTCTACGTGCCTGTCTTAGTCGTGAGTTTGGATTAGCCGCAGCTTTAGGAAATTGTTTCATTTGTCCTGCACTTCTTGCGCAGTAAGATTTTCGCCTTTTAGCGGCAGCGGACCCTTTTTTAACTTTACCAGTCACAGCTGTTTTTAATTTTGAACCGGGATTTTTTCTTCTGTAGGCAGCGACACCGGCTCGTGTCATACCCGCTCCAGACTTCGTAGGTCTGAAGTTTTTCTTGTTTCTAGCTGGCATATTGTCAGCTTTACGCATTACGCCTTCTTAGCAGTTTTCGCAGATCTTTTTAATGCCTTTGTACTTACAGTTCCTTTACCTGGTCTGCTTGTACCTGCTTTTTTTCTTTTGTTCATGTAGTAGTAAAGTCCTTTTTTAACTCTTCTACCATCTTTAGTTGTGTGATATGCGCTACCACCTTTTTTAGCTTCAAAACGTGCTCCCATTCCTTTAGCCATTCCTTTAGCTCTTGCCATTTCATAACTAGATTTTTTTCCGTCTCCGTCCAAATCTCTAGCTTTAATAACTTTTTTATTTCCCATTCCAAATTTTTTAGTCATACTTCTCCTTTATCTAACGTTTACTTCAATGTGTTCTCCGCAATCTTTACAAAATTTAGCATGTGTACTAATAAATTTGTTATGTTTGCAGAATAACTGTTTTATTTTTTTAACAATTTTTTTAATCATTATTTGTTAATTTTTCCAGACTTTTTAGCTTTGCTTCCAAATTTTCCATAAGACTCATCTCTAGAAGCTTTTAATTGCTTCTTAGTTCTTTTCTTACGAATTCTCATAGCAATAGACTCATCTTTTCTATCTTTGTAACCTTGTTTCTTTTTCTTAACTCGGCCACCTTTTTTATACATAGCACCACCTTCCATGCCCATGTCTGATGGATAATAACCAGATCTCATATCTCTTCTCATTACTCCACCACCCATAGCTTTTACTCTGCCTCTAGGTTCTGCTACTTGTTTATTATATCTTGGATTTGCCATTATTTTTTTCCTCCTTTAAATGCTCTTCCGAAACCACGTTTTGCGGCTCCTGTTCTTACTGCTGTTTTTTTACCTTTAACTATTCTGCCACCTTTTTTAGCTGAAATCATTAAAGGGTCCATACCTTCTATTATACTATCAGGTGTAGTCATCATATCACCTCTGTAGGCTCTATTAGATCTAAAAGCTCTCATATTCTTAGCTGCTGCTGCATCTTTAGCTCTTTGTACATAGTCTCCTTTACCAGAAGGTATAGTATTACCTGCTGAGTCAGTAATTCTTTGTCTAGTTCTAAAAATGTTGTTATTTGTTTTTGGAACATTTACTTTTACATCTTGAACTTTAAAAGAACCTTCATCACCTCCAGGAATTGAGTACGCTGCATCTGAAGTCATTGCTTTTATTGCATCTGCGTTTGTTGATGGACTAGCATTTCTATTTGCAAAAGCTCTTCCTAATCCAGCAATAGCAAGACCAGCACCTAAAACTTTCGCAAGTTTTTTAAGTTTTTTGTTTCTTTTCTTTTTAGCCATTATTTTTTACCATTCCTAAATATTTGTGTTCCCTTTATACCAAAAATACTTCCACATACAAGTATCCAAAGTGAAGTAAACCATGTCGGAAGCGCCTGGAAATGCTCAAAGAAAGTTTTTATTTTTTCCATAGCTGCCGGATCATCCGACCACACCCCATATGCAAGGACCAAAATGGGCAGTGTGAGAATTAATAAAACGACCTCGTCCTTGTAGTCGTTTTGACGAGCTTCTAGCAATTTACCTTGGTAAGCTTCTTCACCACGAGCTTGACGCTCTGCATGTAGCAGCTGTGCATCTGACATAGCGACTTTTGCCTTCTGCTTATTAGCATAAATTTTACTACCAGCAGATACGGCTAATTTAATTGCCGAGAACCACATACTAGTACCACTTAACTGTAGACTTTTTAGAAGCTAACATTCTTCTTTGACCACCAACTTTGTTTACTGTTGGCTCGCCCTGAGGAATTTTAACTTCTACTTCTTGACCAAAACCATCTGCATTTACAGAAAGAGTGTTGTTAGCATCTGCTTTTGGTGTATCAGATACAACTTCTCCAACGTAATTTGGATTGTTTTTTGTAAAGAATGTTTTTCCTTTTCCCATAGTTTTTCTCCTTTTAGTTTCTTATACTATCTTTTAGGACCTTTCAAGATCCTTACATCAGTTTGTTTCATCATATCATTGACCATTTTAGCATCAATTCCCATCTGTGTTTTTTCTAAAGAAGTATCAGCTCTTAATTCAGCTAACTCTTCGTTTTGTTGTAATTTCTCATCAAATTGTTGTTGGCCCATTAATTGCTTAGATCTATCTAAATTAATCTTTTGCTCTTCTTGATTACGTTTAGCAGAGTCATCCATAGCTCTTAAATCAAGTTCTCGTGCTTTTAATTTAGCAATTGGGTCATTTCCAAACTCGCCCATAATTTTATTTTCTTCATTTTTAAATTCTTCAGTCATTTCTGCTATTAATTTAGCTTTTCTAGACTCTAAACTCATAGAAAGAGACATAATTTGTTGTTGATACTGCGGATCTTGTTGCAACATTGGATTTTGTTGTGCCATTTGTTGCATTTGCATTAATTGTGCAATTTCTTCTCTAAATTCTACCTCTAATTGCTCTTGTGCCATCAAAGAAATGTGTTCAAAAATGTTTTTTTCTAATGCAGCCATAACTGGAGGACTATTTCTAGCAATATTTGTCGCCATAAAGTTTAAATGGGTCGTAATATGTGCTTGATGGTCTTGTCCTTTAAAAGCTTGGAACGGTTTTCCGCTCATTGCAAGAATATTTTCTGCTGCTGGGTCTAATGGTTGTGGTTGTTGCGGTGGTGGTAAAATTTTATCAATATTTTTTACACCAATTGCAGTGTACATTGAGTGAAAGGCTTCATACAAGTTATGCATTTGCGGATTTGACATTGCAAGTTGTAATTCTGTTTGTGCTAAACTAATTCTTTGTGATTGAGAAAAAATATTTGGGTCTGCAACTGGAATAATATCTATTTTATCATCAAAATCTGCAACCTTAATATTTCTTTGACCACCTACTACATCATAGGGATACTCTTGAGGTAGATAAGTTTTAAAAACTCCTGCTAATAATTTAAATTCACATTTCATCGCCACATACAATCTCTTGTGTATGGCTGACATGACTCTGGAACCACGTTCTAAGAGAGCTATGGTCGTTCCAACAGCTGCTTGTTGGTTGCCGTCACCGACCTGCATGTCAGCTATGGCGGCAAATCGTTGCCCTGCCTGTACCACAATCCCCATCAACTGTAATAAAGTTGGTGATGGTTCTTTAAAAGGTAATGGCATAAATGCATCTTTAATACTTCCTCCAGGTGCATCTACATCTCTGAATTCTCCAGGTTGAATTGCCTGCGCTTCGTCTCTTACTCTGATTCCTCTTTGTTTAAATCCTGCTGGTAAATTACTTAAAGTTCCTGCGTCTAACAATTGACGTAAAGCAGTAGTTGCCGTTCTAGACAAACCACCGATCATATGAATTAATCCAAAACCATAAAAGCCCATACCCGGTAAAAATTTAAAATGAACAAAATAATCTATTTTTTGTTTTGTCGGATCTTCAGCTTGAAAGTTTCTTCTAATTGATAATATTTGTCTGCTTCCCATTTCAAGAGTTACAATGTATGGAAGTTTAATTCCTGTTGGTTCTCCTCCTGAGTCTTTGTCTTCAAAACCTTCTAAATCTAAATCGGTATGAATTTCTAAAATTGTAAAAATATCTTCATCTCTAGTTTTTTTAATTCCTTCTAACTCTCTTTCTTTTTTCTCTACTTCTGTTTCTTGATTATAACCAGGTGTTAATTCTATGTCTTGATAGAAACCTGACACTTGTTTTTTTCTTAATTCATTTTCAGACATTTTAATTGTGTGTATGACTGCTTCAGCATCTTCTAAAGATGTTGCAGTGTATGGAACAACTAAGTCATCAGCCGGTACAAATTTTGAGACGGCTCTGCCAAGTAGTTCATCATAGTAAACCTTCTTGAACGCAGAGCCGGCAAGAGGGAGATAAAAAAGCATTTGATCGAACTCGGGTTCATACTCCTTCATCACATCCATGAGCTGATAGTTCATGAATTCTTTAACTCTGTTTGATTGGTCTTCTCTGGCCCTGTCTGCTAGTCCAACTATTCTAGTATGCACTGGACCATTAGCCGGTAATAATTCTTTATAAGCTTGCGCTTGAAACTGTGTAACCGCTTCTGCAAGAACTGGGTGAGTTGCACCACTTGCTCCTTGAAAGGGTTGAGTTGGGTTTTCGTATTTAAATCCTAAAAGATCTAAACCTTTTGTGTAACTATCTTCCCAATCTTTTCTAGATGATTTGTATTGATTATAGTTTGCTGTTAATTCAGAACCTAATTTACCTAAAACTTCTTCTGGTAATAATTCTGCTAAATTATCAAAATGAGATTCACCACCACCTGCATTAACTGCTTCTGGATCAAAATTAATTGTTGCACTACCATCTTCTTCTTGAGTTACTTGAATATCATCTGGACCAATTTGCTCTTCAATATTTTCTTGTTGAGCTTCAACAATTTCTTCTTCTCCAGGTATTTTAATTTCAGTCTCTACGTTTGGTAGGGCTTTGTCTATGTCTGCCATTTATATTCTCCGAGTTCTTTATTGTTGTAGCTTGTTTTGTAGGAACATTCAACCCCTGTGAGTCTGGACCTTTTAAAGGTGGAATCTCGTTCCATTTAACGTGTTGCATATTTGCAACAAGAGTTTTATTCTTCACGGAACATACCTCTTTTATTTCTGTAATCGTCAAAAGTTTCATAGCCACTAATACCTAGTGATAACGCTAGACCTGGTAGCCCAAATCTTCGAGATACAGTTTTTAATACACTTGGACTAATTCCAAGTCTCATTGTTTTTGCAATCGCAGGACTTAATCCTTTTGTTGCAAATTCAGTTGCAGGACCTGCAAATGCAGCTCCTAAATAATTTAGTGGATTAGTTGCAATCTCAGCTAACGAATCTCCTTGTTGTACTTGACCTGCAATAAACAATGGCTCAGTTGCAAGTAAACCAGCTGGTGTACCTAAAGCAGTTAAACCTCTTCCTAAAGTTTTTAAAGCAGTTTTTGTAATTCCAGATTTAGTTGCACCTAACGCTCCACTTCTTGCTGCTTCAATTGTAGAAGGTGCGACTGCTGCTGT